CTTCGGAGCAATGCCACGAACAGATAGCGCACGCACTACCTTATCATGGTCGGTCGGCGTGAGATTACTGACCATAACCCAATCGACTGTCTCGCCATAAAATTGGCTTTGAAACCTTCGTTCGAAATTCTCGTCTTCGTCTTTCACGTCTACCATTACATAACCTTTTTCTTTACCCCCTTTCTCGTCCTTCGGGACTTTGGGAGGTGGATTTTCAGATTTCGGTTTCTCCGGACGCACTGAAAGTGACATACCATCATCAGATGTATTCACCTTAGTGTTCAAGGATCCTGCAGGCGTCACTGACGCCGTATAAGATCCCGTCCCATCAGTTATAACTGTCTGGATACTACCGTTTGTGATTCCAATATGTGCTCCCGACGGATCAGTAAGTATGACATTCAGCGGTTGCCCACCTCCCGCCACACCTGAGATCGTCGTTGCCATTGTTGCCGTATTAGCAATCGTATTGATGCCAGTAGCGACATTTCCCGCAGCATCACAAACTGCACTAATAATGCTACCCGCTGCATCAATTGCTTGCGGGAGTACTTTCAGCGTTCCATCTGTGTATTGCGTCAATGGTTGCGATAATATAGGGTTACTCTTTGAATCGACAAGTGTAACAACAGGCGGCGCTGATGTCGAAGATCTCGAGATGACGCTAAGGGCGCCACCACTACTGTCTCCTGCAGGAACCACGAGGCCAACATTGGCCGTTATTCCTCCAACCACCTGCGTCGCGTTTCCACCGTCTGTAACAATAACTGATTGCGATGACCCAACTCTGGTACCACTACCTGCCGGAACTGAACCAGCAGACGGGTAATAACTAAACGCTCCACTCGTACCGCTTTGTAAATGCGACAATGATGCCGGCAAATAAAAGCCATTTTGGTCCGCGGAAAATTTCGTCAAATTATTCAGTGTCGTGCCATCTTTCGCGTTAACAGAATTATAAACTTGTGTCATCGGTTGCGAGTTAATTACTGTCGTTCCCGTTGACGTTACTCCCATTAACTGAGTCTGTGACACTGCTGAACCCGAAAGCCCAGGAGCACCACCGACCCAAATCCTATTCGTTGAACCGCCATCTACGGTGTTCGTTGCCAAACACACGCCATCAGCATTGCCCGAATCTCCACCCGGTAGAACTCCACCCAAGGGTTTGCTCCCCA